TAGGACAAGTTTACGCATGGGGGTCTCAAAGGAAAAGCCACCCCGAGAGGTGGCTTGTGTTGATGGTTAGTTGTTATTTACCGGTTGGGGTACGTTTCTGGTGTTCGTGCATCGCCTGCACAGATGACCTCACGATGTGCGGGTGAGCCTGTTGCAATGCAGCGCGTACACGCATGTCCGTTTCCTCTGGCGTGACGCCATTAGCAACTTGAATCGTGTAATACGCATTGCCACCAATGGCGTTGTGTGGCGTGACTGAGCTTCCACCCGGAAGGTTCAAATACTCCGGCCCCGCCTCACCCACCTCGTAGGTACCGGGGGTTTGAACTCCACCACCAACCGCGAGGTGACCGGCAACATTAGCGCCGATGCCTAGCAGGGTCGAAAAGATTCCGCCCGCACCACTTGAGCTAGATGAGGTTGACGCCGTCCCACCAATAGCCGGTGACGCTGTACTCATCAGGGATGAGAGGCTAGACGTGGAACCACCGGGGATGATAGAGCCGCCCATTCCAAACGTCGTACCAACGACCAGTACAGCGATTGGATTGGAGCGTGTGCCATCAGGCTTGCCCATTCCGAGTGAACCCAAAATAGGAGCTTCTACACGCTTCAGACCATCACCGGCTAATGACGTTCCAAGACTACGGAACGTTCCGGCAAAGTTGCCCTTGCCTGTCACAGCCTTGTTAGCGATGTCGCTGTTGAAGCCGTCTACAGTTTGCTTATAGAGCGACACCACCTGAGAGGCTGAATCCTGTGCGGATTGCACAAATTCGGCATTAGCGTTCTTTAGAGCACCAGACCATGATTGAGCCGCCATTGCTGATGCATCTTGCATTACCTGTACGGCACGATCCGCATTGGCCTTGTCGATGGCTGCCTGTGCGTTGGTCGCACCGGCAGAGCCGGGTGTTTGACCACCTAGAGCCTTTTGCAAGGCGTCCATGTTGGCCGCGTACTCTTGTGCATGAACGTTAGCTACTTGAGTAGCGTAGTCATAACCGCTAATCATGCCGGTCTGCTTTTGGATAGCTAGAGCAGCTTCGTTGTAGCTCTGTAAAGACTTGGCCTGAGACTCAGCCGCCTTATCTTGTGCTTGCTGAACCTCAGCGATTACCTTAGCGAGTTCTTTATAAGCCTCATTCTCTTTGTTGAGAGCTTCGGTTTGATTCGCAGAGCCGGGTGTGGCCTCTAGTGACCGCATACCCCAGAAGTCAGCCGTTCCCTGCACCGTCGATGGCGACTGACCAGCGGTAGACTGCTGAGGCATCGAGTCGAACATCTGTGACCATTGTGTCCGCTGGTCACGCTGTGCTTGCTCCGCTGCTTTACGCTTCTCTTCCGTATCCTGACGACGTGCCTCAGCTAGCTTCTCTGTTAACTGATTTTGGGCATCGATATAGGCTTGTGAGCCTTGTTTAAGTGAAGCTACCCGTTGCGCCCAGGTGTTGACTTCTACGGTTGCAGAGTCATTGCCAGCTTGGATGCGGGCATCGTCTTGAGCTTTCCACTGTTGCTTCTGTTGCTCGAATGCCTTTTGTGCGGCCTCACGAGCCTTAGTTGCACCCTCTTGAGCGATACGTTGGGCTTCTTGCTGCTGTGTAAGCTTCTTTTGTGTTTGTTGGTCACCAACGTTACGAGCCTGTTCCGATTGATCGTCCAACGTGTACTGCTGTTGATTCTGGAATCCGGCGAGGTCGTTGACGATGGCGTTGTTCTGACCACCTTGATTGAATGTGCCTATATCGGAGCGAGACTTAGACGCCCAGTTGACGTTGTCCCGCATCTTGGCCGTGATAGCCGCAGCACGAGCAGCCGCAGCAGCCGGTGTGTCGGTGCTGGTGTGCAGTGCATCCCGATTCGCCTGCTGCAAGTCGCGGAGGTCTTGCATCCGCTTATTTATTTCATCAGCTACCGGCCCCGTGGATGTGGCACCAGTCATGATGAACGTGCCTAAGCCGCCGTGGTTCTCAGCAAGCATCTTTTTGACTTCGGATGCTGCTTTATCTGCTGAGTCGGCAAGACGATCCGCATTGATACGGGCTTCATCTATTGCTAAAGCGAGGTTGTTAGCTGGCTTGTGTTCCAGCTTGGCAATTGTAATCTCTAATTCGTCATTGGTCTTACGGAGAGAGTCAACACTCAACTCCATTGGTGCATCGATCGATTCCCAACCCTGCTTTACTGCATCCGGAAGTTTGACCGCCGTCTCATACATCTCATGCAGAGCAGAGACACCTTTAACAATGGCATCTCCGAACGCAAGAGCGCCAACTATCGGGAAGGCTATCGATGCAACGGCATTGAATGCTGGGATGGATGAAGCGAACGCCTCAGCCGCACGAATGGAGCCTGTACCAGAACCTGCTCGGATCAAGGCCGATGCTTGCATCCGGTTAGATATGGGAGAAGCGTCGTTGCCCTGTACGCTAGTGACTTGGGAGAGATTCTGTAACTCAGAGGCGACTTGTTTCTGTTTAGCCGATACGCGATCCAGTGACGCAATGATGCGATTGGCGTTCGTGTCGGTCACATTAGCGAGCCGCATTGCAGCTTGCATCTGAATGCCGGTTAGCTGTTCAGTGGATGCTCCGTTACGTTTTGCGGCCTCTAGTTGCTGATTGAGTGAATCAACAATCTTATTCTTGGCATCGATAACAGCCTGAGCCTGCTTCGTGACGGATTGAGTCGCAGCGTCAACGTTGGCACGGAACTGTCCGGTCTGAGCATCGAATACAACTTGCACATTCGCGGGCATTCGTTATTTCTCCATCGCGGCTTGAACAGCGGCGGTCATGATCGATTCGTATGTTGTTACAGCGGCTTCCTCTGTCTCATCCTGTGCAGTTCGAATGAAAGGGTTGGCCTCAGTGCGTTTCTCGCCGGTCTTTGCTCGCGCATTGACGTGACCGTTCTCTATCCAGTTAGCAACGTCTTTGCAGACTTGCGTAGTTGGACCGATAGTGACTCGGGAAACATCACCGGATAAGACCTGTGTATCTTGTGCTATATGGACTCTTGCCTTGATTGACGCGGCTAATTGACCAGGGGCGAGGATTCCCTCTGGAACACCGGATTGCACTGGCGTGAGCGTGACAATAGCTTCCTGCACCAGCTTTCCAACTTCGTTTAGTGCTGTACGCTCTGCTTGATGAAGAACATCACCGGATAACGAATTGAGCTTCGTTAGGAGGTCTTGGTATTCATTAGCCATGTTTCTGTTGAGCCTTTTGCTTCGTCGCTTCTATGAGCACACGGAGATTGAAGTCAGACAGAGCTTGCATCTGTTCTTCCGTCTGAGGGGTGCGCTCGACACGCTGCTGATGGTTAGGCATGAAGTCGAGTGTCGAAACACCCTTCTCCGGACGCAGCATCGAGTAATTGATAACGGCAGCCGTGGTGTACGCATGGCACATCTCACGATGTGTCAGTGCCTCGCGGTGACGTTTCTCAAGAAGAAAGAACTGGCGAGGGGTCAGTACGCCGAACTCTGTGTCAGTAAGCCGGAGGTCGTAACGTGCTATTGCCCAGAGGTGTTCTACGCTCAGGCTGTTGGAACCTGAGCCTGATCTTCCCCCGGCGTCTTGTCCTCATCTTCGTTAGAGCTAACGCTGTCATGCCATGCAGAGAGAACCGCTAGCCACACATTGTGAAGGTTGCGAGGCGTGATGAGCTTGCCCGCTTCTTCAATCGTGAAATCAGGTTTGTCTTTGAGGATGCAAGCCCACAGCAGGCCGCGAAGGTTCTCAGCGGTCGGATTTGAAATCGACGCTTTGAAAAGATCAATACCAGTTGCCTTCTCAGCAAGCACGATAGAGTTCATGTCAAAGCAAAGGTGATACTCCACCCCACCGACTATCAGAACAACGTCGGGTAGGGTGGTATCAGTACCAGGGACTCCGAATACTTTACTCATGGATTAGGCTGTGGGTGTTGGGATGGTGTCAGTGATTGGACCGGTGATCTTGACCGTTGCTGAGATGGTCGCAGACTTATCGAAGGCATCAGAGAGAGTGTATTCAGTGATGTAGCCAGAAAACTCGCGGGTAAAACCGGTGGAGTCGCCAGTCATAACCGGAAAGACCAGTTTGCATGTGAGCAAGGTAAGCGCGTTGAAAGCGGCGGCTAACGCAGTTTGCCCAGCATCGTGAGGATCGAAGACACCGCTTATGGCAACCTGACCGGAATCAAGCAGCGTAGGAGCGAACTCCCTGTAAGCAGAGGGTGAACCCATGTTGGAAATATCTTCGGTATCCATCTTGGTGCCGGAGAACGAGACGGTCTTTAACTGAGCGACGGGAGTAAATGTGGTGCCATTGGTGGACAGAGAAAATACTGAACCCTGACCTAATACGAAAGCTGTTGACATAATGTGTGTGCCTTTTGCGGGTTAAATGGGATCGCCGCGCTTTGAAGGCGCGGTGTGGTGAAACGAGGAGGTTGTTAGGTGGGGTTACTGCTGGGCGTAGACGATGCGGTAGTCAGTCGATGTGCGGTAGAGGCGTGTGTCTTGGCTGTATGAGTCGGTTACATTCACAACCCAACATGCTTGTACTGGTATCCCATTGGGCAACGTACCCGCATAGCCTTCCAGCGTGAGCCGGATAGCATTAGCAAGGTTCTTTACGTCGGCATAGTCCGAAGCAAAGCAATCGAATTGAACGCGGGTCTTGATGCATCCGGTAGAACCGTCATTGGTGTAGTCGGTGACAGACGAGATGGTCTGATATGTCGCAGATGGTGGCAAAGATGTGGAAGCAATCAGCGAATCCGGAAGGATAAGCGGATAGAGACGGTTTGTAGCTAACTCCGTGAAGCCAGCATTCGCTGTGATGAATGAGTAGAGACCTGATTCGAGCATGATTATTTCGTTTGCTCCAGGCACAGGAGGTCAAGCTGAACACGCTCTTCAGTGGGGTCAGAGACGGCCTGAATGATGAAGATTCGGGATAGGTAAACCACTTGCATACCGGCTGTGATTGTTACGGCGGGTTGAAAGCGAATGGTGATCTTGTGGGAGACTTGCGAATTGAAGCCAGCGCCGAGGGCGTAGACTTCTTTCGACGTGATGGTGTGAATCTCAGCCCATGTTTGTAGCAGTGTGGTCCAGGTCTGAGTCAGTTGTCCGAACTCATCCTTGGTTGTGCTTGGGACATCGATTTCGATTGGGCGCTTTAGTGAACCTGCGGTAATCGCCATTACATCCACCAAAGGAACTTGTAAGGACTCAGCAGCGCATCGACCCCGAGAGGGATGGTCGTAAGCCGGTCGCCTGATGTCGCCTCGCGGTTGTTGTAGAAATGTCCGACCAGGAGCAGAATCGCTTGCTTGATGAGGACGGGGCAGGTATCTACAGTGACGCCATCGCCGTAAGAACCCGACACATAGGTGACCTTCACAGAACCGGGAATGTAATAGTCCGTTGTGGGCCACGTCAGATTGATGGATGGCACTATCCGGGCCGGTTCAGAAGCGTTATCGACCGAATATGTTGAGGGGTCCAACGTCTGCTGGGTGGCATTCACGTCCAGATAGGTAATCGAGGTGACGGATACCAGACGAGGCATCGGTAGACGTAGCGCCATTGATTCCCATAGCGCGGAGAA